GCGCCATCGTAGACATGCTCCAGCCTATCCCAATAGGGACGGTCCGGAACGCACTGACTCGACCTAAGCCATTCGAAAAGGCGAAGGTCGTCTCCAAAATTCTCATCCCGGGCTATCTTAGCTAGGGCGGGAATATGGACACGAATCTCGAAACGTTGGTACGAACTTTTTCGTAAATCATTCGAAAAATGCCAACGCCTCTCTGCCAACCAGTTCGTAGCGTGTTCAGAATAGAGAGCTGAACCACTACCTTCAGGCTGGGATGTGAAACGTGGGACAAGTTCTTGCTTCCTCATTTGGGAAATAAGAAAACATCTTGTCTCTGGATACAAATAGTAAAACCTATTTGCTAAGTCAAGAGCGCATTCGTAACGCTTACCGTTGAATCGGAGATTAGATAATCCCTCGAAGCGGCGACTAATACGAATCGGTGTGACATCCTCACCTTGAACAAACTCTCCACCGCAACTCTCTCTAAAGAAAGTAAACGGGTCGAAAAAGGACTTGTCGTGATTAACGGCAAAGCCAAACTCTTCCAGTAAAGTCATCACCCTTGGCGCGAGCCAAGAGGGGCAAATGATGTCATCTCCATAAACACGATAGTGTCTTTTAGTCTCGGGAACATTCTCTTCAGTAAACGCTAATTCGACGATTGCACTAAAGATGATGCACTCCACCGGAAAGGTGAGCGCACTACCCATCGTAGCAAACATCGGTAAGCTGAAAACCTCTCTTCCTACTTTAACCTGTCGACTTCTACAAGCGTAGAAGTATCGAAGGAAAACAGTATGTTTGAAAGATTCTCGAACAAGAGTCCACATCACAGAATCACTAGCATTACTCAGATCAATGGTTGCGAAGGATCCATCGATACTTCCTAACCTAGCCAACTCGCGATTAGTATCCTGCCGTTTGAGATCCACGTGCTTCCGCAAAGGTGAATGAGAGATCGCTTCACACAAATAGTGAGCAACTCCTTGTTGACACCATTGAAGAATCGACGGTTCAGCACATATAGTGCGATACTTGTCGAAACTTTTAGCGAC